CGAAGGCCCGGGGCACTCCCCCGGGCTTTCGTACTTTCGGGCCATGGTTACCACCGTCAAGGTCACGGGCACCCCGGTGCTCAACGACATCATCACCGTCGCGGACCTCAAGACCTTTTGCCGCGTAGACAGCGCCGACGAGGATACTCTGATGGACGCGCTACGCCAGGCAGCTATCACCTGGTGCGAGGAGTATTGCAGCATCCGCCTCGGCGACGTCGCAGCCATAGCCTACGCCGACGCGTGGGCGCCGCTCGGCATCACCGTTGGTCCGGTGCAGAGCATCACCTCCATCACCTACCTGTCGACGGCCAACACGACGCAGACGCTGGGGGCGAGCTACTACTACTCTGACCTGAATAGCCAGATTGCACGCATCCGTTTCGTTAGCCCGCCGGACCTGTACGACGACGCGCTCAACCGGGTGCAGGTGAACATGACTATCGGCTACCCTGAGGCGTCCGTGCCGAAGCCTATCCTGCAGGCCATCCGTATCCTCGTGGGACACTTCTACGAGAACCGCCAGCAGGTGGTCACGGGCACCATCGCCACCGCCGTACCCTTTGCGGTGGAGGCCCTGCTCTCACCCTACCGTCTGCTGCACCCATGAGGATAGGAACGCTTGACCGCCGCGTAGAAATCCAAAGCCTGACCACGGTGAAGGATGACTGGAACTACGACGTGACGACGTGGGGCACGCTGGCGGAGGTGTGGGCGTCGCGCCGCGATCGCAGCAGCGGCGAAGTCACCGAGGTCATGAAGACGGTGCAGCTCAACCGCACCGAGTGGACGGTCCGCTACCGCTCCGACGTGGACACCACCATGCGCATCATGCACGACAGCGTATACTACTACATCGTGGGCGTGGTGCAGATAGGCCGCAAAGAAGGGCTGCTGCTCATCACCGAACTGCGCGACTGATGGACATCAGGCCCAAGTCCAAGGTCATCAAATCGCAGCTCGGCAGCTTCGGCTTTGACGGGCGCCAGCTGAAGGCCATCGAGGACGAGCTGATGAGCATGCCGCTCCGCTACCGCGCCAAGGCCCTCATCGGTCCTATGAAGACCGCGCTCGGCGTCACCAAACGCCAGGCACAGACGAACGCTATGGCCAGCGCCCGGACGGGCAACCTCGCTAAAGCTATACAGGTGGTCGAAGGCAAGGACAAGCGCTACACCTACGTGGTGCTGCGCGTCAACCCGAAGACCAGCTACTACCTCCCGGCTCCGGCGTGGATGGACCGCGGTATGCCACAGCTGCAGCGTCCCATCAAGTACGCCCACCTCGTGGCCGGTGGCACAAAGCCAGGGCTGCGTACCAACCGCGAACTGCAAGACGGACGCCGCAAACACTTCACCGTACGCAACGAGGAAAGCGGCAAGGTGCACCGCCTGTCGCAGTGGCTGACACCAAAGAAGCCAGGCATCCAACACCCAGGCACCGAGGCTAACAACTTTATCGAGGACGCTTGGACCCTCACGCAGGACCAGGCGGAGGCCAAGTTCCGCGACATCGCCATCGACCGCATCCTAAAATTCAAAAACAGGCAAGGCTTCAAATGATCAACCACATCATCGACATCCTGAAGGCCGACGCCGCCGTGACGGCCGTCACCACCGCCGACCGCATCTTTCCGCTGGCGCGACTACAAGGCAGCGCCGTGCCTGCTATCGTGGTTCAGCTGACCAACACCACGCCCGTAGACACCCACGACGCGCTGGCCACCGTGGACGAGCACCTGGTGCAGGTGACGGCTATAGGCACGACGCCAAAACAATGCTACGACCTCGGCGAGGTGGTGCGCCTGTCGCTCGATGGCTACCTCGGCGGCGACATCAGCAGCCTCCGCTTCGCGACGCAGGCCACCGACATCTTTGAGGCGGACGACCTTTTCACTATCACCATGCAGTTCGACGTGCACCTCCAGCGCGGCGAGGTGCAGCTGCCGACCTCGGCGGCGATGGGCTCGGACCTCAACATACGCGGAGCACTGTACTACCGCATCCAAGACCTGGCGCTGGTGAACGGGTTCAGCTACACCTGCACCGCCGCCGATTACGCGCTCTTTGCCGACTACGCCACTGCCTCCGGCTCGGCTACCTCCACGCTGCGCCTGCCTGCCGTCGCGTCTAACGAAGGGCGCGTGATTCGCGTGAAGACCGGCAAAGGGCTGAGCAACAGCCGCAGCCTCGTCATACGCGGCAACGTAGCCGACGACGCGGAAATCGACGGGGCGGCTACCGCCACCATGGACCGAGCGTACGACGGCATCACGCTGCTGTGCCACCGAAGCGAGTGGTGCATAGTGCAGCGCAAAAGCAAATAATTCACACTCCCTATCTTCACGAAAAATCTGAACCATCATGGCAACTACTGGAAAAGTCCGCTCTAACGCCATCGGCGTGTACATCTCCAACACCACCCTGCCGGACGCAGGGCTCACCTACGCAGGCCCCACCTTCGGGGACGGAGCTACGGAAGACGACGACTTCGAGCTCATCGCCTGCGCGACCTCCGGCTCGTTCTCGGGATCTATGGAAGTCATCGACGCGACGACCAAAGACAACGACGGCCAGCGGGAAATCCTGACCAGCGCCCTGTCGTGGTCTATGTCCTGCGACGGTCTCATCGAGTACGGCAGCGTCAGCGCCGGAGCAAAGAACACGGCCGAGCTGTTCGACATCTGGAAGAACAAGACCAAGGTCCGCATCGCATGGACCACGGGCGTAGACGGAGACGTCATGCTGTGGGGTGATGCTTACATCACCAGCTACGAGGAGACCGCCGGACTCAACGAGGTGGCCACCTTCGCGGTGCAGTTCGAGGGCGACGGCTCTATCACGAAGTCCACGATTGACGACACGAACGTCGCATTTACTACGAACAACGACTAAGTCGCTGTAAATTCGGAGCATGACTAACACGCTCCGCGGACAATTCGACGTGAAGCTCGGGGGCGACCTCGAGCTTCCGTGCTTCCTGAACCTCCACGCCGTGAACCTCGTCTGCGAGGAGCACGACCTGTCGCTCACCACATTCCAGGAGGCGCTGGCTGAGAAGCCCCTGAAGTTTCTGCCGCTCTTCATTTGGGCCGGGGTGCGGACGGCTGCCGTCCTGAACGACAGCGAGCCGCCTATAACCTTCGAGAAGTTCAGCGTGCTCTTCGGCTCTACGGACTGGTCAGAAATCACCGAAAAGGTGGGGCTGGCTATGGCTCTCGACGCGCCAAAAAAAGCGACGGCTCGGGGCCCACGGAAGAGCTAACGCTCCGAGCCCTGTACGTCGAAGCTCTGCGCCGCGGCCTCAAGCCGCCCGACTTCTGGTGTAGTACCTTCGGGGAGGTGATGGTAATGCTACGCACATACGAGCACAGCGACGAGCTGGCGTGGATGCGGACCTCGGCGATGATGGCCATGCAGGCCAACATCCACCGCGGAAAGAATTCACGGGCGTATGAGTGGAACGACTTCAACCCGTACGCTTCGCAGCGTCGCAGGGCCACGCCACCCCCGAAGATTACCCCCAAGATGGCCGACCTGTTTGGCCGCATGGGAAAAACTATGAAGCATGGCCAAGAGAAACGCGGTACTTAATATCATATTCGGCGCCGACACCAAAGAGCTGGACAAAGCTCTGCAGGGTGTAGCAAAGCGCCTGCGCAGCACGGCAGACGATCTCAACGGTCTGGGCCAGTCGCTGTCGCTCGGCCTCACCGCGCCGATTGTGGCGTTCGGGGCGCTGGCCACCAAGAACGCTGTCGACAGCGCCAAAGCTATCGCACAGGTGGAGGCCGCGGTGGAATCTACGGGCATGGCCGCAGGTCGCAGCGTGGCACAGCTGGAGGAGCTGGCTGGCGGCTTGCAGCGCATCAGCCTGTACGACGACGACGAAATCCTTAAGGAGGTCACGGCCAACCTGCTCACTTTCACAAAGGTCACCGGCACCAACTTCGACAAGGCGCAGGTGGCTATCCTCAACCTGTCGACCCGCCTAGGCACGGACCTGACAAGCGCGTCGGTCCAGGTAGGCAAGGCGCTGAACGATCCTATCAAAGGCGTGACGGCCCTCGGCCGCGCCGGGGTGCAGTTCACCGCACAGCAGAAAGAGCTCATCACCACGCTCACGGAAAGCGGCGACGTAGCCGGGGCGCAGTCCATCATCCTGGCTGAGCTAGAGACCCAGTTCGGAGGAGCAGCGGAGGCCGCGGCCAACGTCGACCCCTACACGCAGCTGGCCAACGAAATCGGCAACCTGTCGGAGGACTTCGGCGCTATTATTAACGACGCCATCAAGCCGCTCGTGCGTTTCGTGCGTCAAGCGGTGGACGCTATCAAAGGCTGGAGCGATGAGACAAAGGCAACGGTGCTCGTGGTCGGCGGCCTGCTCGCTGTCCTGGGCCCCACCCTTATCGCGGTGGCTGGCCTCATCAACGCCTACACCACTATCAAGGGCGCCCTGCTGACGGCTAAGACCGCTCAGCTTGGATTTAACCTGTCCATTCTCGCCAACCCGTACGTGGCTGCAGCAGCAGCTGTCGGCGTGCTGGTGGCGGCCATGGTGCTGTACAAGACGGAGACCGACAACGCGCGCAAGGCGAAGCAGGACTTCGACAATGTCGTCGCAGGGAAGTCGGGCCGCTCCGTCATGGACGAGGCCGCCAAGGAGTTGAGCCGCTTAAACGGTGAACTGCAGAACGCTCGCACCAAATACGACAACCTCAAGCGCGCCGCCGAGTCGCAAGGGGCCAACGTCACTGAGCGCACCGCGCGGCAGATTGTGGAGACGAGCAAGCTGGTCACCGAGCTGGAGCGCCAGCAGTTGGCTGCACAGAAGGTGTACCAAACGGCCAGCAAACAGGAGCAGCAGCGCATCCAGGACACAAAGACGCTGCAGTCAAATACCGAGGCGCAGGACGAGAACACCGTGGCAGTCACCAACAACGTGACCGCACGCGACACTGCATACGAGACCTTCCGCCGCACCACCGCCGCGTACATGGCCGAGCAGCAGGCGCTGGAGGACCTGAACGCGGAGATGAACAACACCGCCCTGACCCTCGCCGACCTGGGCGAAGGACCGTCCGTGGCGGAGGCTATCCTGGGAAAGAGCGCCGCGCCGGAAGCTCCTATGAACCTCATGGACCTGGAACTGCCGGACGAGTCCGTCACCGAGGAGGCCATCGAAGGAGCGGACGCATACGTCGCAGCCTTCAACCGGGCACGCGACGCAGCGGCGGAGTTCAACAGCGCGGTAAGCCAGGCCGTGGAGCAGGCAGCCGAAAGCATGGCCTACAACTTTGGCGAGATGCTCGGTACCGCGATAGCTACAGGCGACGGCATGCAAGGCCTCGGGCGCATGGTGCTGGGCACCCTCGCCGACCTGGCCGTGCAGGTGGGAAAGATTGCCATCGGCGTAGGTATCTCCGTCGAAGGGATTAAGAAAGCGCTGCAGTCGCTCAACCCCGTCCTCGCCGTTGCCGCAGGTATCGCCCTCGTAGCGCTCGGCTCCTACGCCCGCACCCGCCTAAGCGAAAGCGCTGGCGGTAAGGTGCCTGCCTTCGCGCAGGGCGGCCTCGTCACCGGCCCGACGCTCGCCATGGTGGGCGACAACCGGAGCGGCAAGGAGGCCATCATCCCCTTCGAGCGCATGGGCGAGTTCCTGCAGATGGCAGGAGCCGGGCAGAGCAACGCCAACGTCACCGTCACTGGGAGATTGCAGGGGCGCGACCTGGTCATCAGCAACGAGCGCACCACGTTCAACCGTAACCGCACCAAATACTAATGGCCATTCGTCTGCAGTCCGAATTCAGCGACAACTTGGGACTCACATACCAGGTGAACATCCACGACGACACCTACACGGGTGCTGTCATTCCTTTTACTATAGGTGCCGACGGCTTTGTGCTGAATTATGAAGGGAACGTCGAGACCAGGTACGAGCCTATCATCGGCAGCTTTCTCGAGTTCACGTTAATTGAGCAGAACAGTGACCACAGCGACTTTCTTTCCGACTTAATTCTTGCACCTGAAGGACGCTACCTCGTAAGCGTACGACTTGACCCTGACGGGGTGGATACGTTGTATTGGGGCGGCGTCATACTTGCCGAGCAGCTGATGCTTGCAGACCAAGCGTATCCTATCGAGAACCGCATCCGAGCGACGGACGACTTGGCAAACCTCAAGGACATCCTGTACAACGACAACGGCTCGCCATACACCAATGCGGGATTCGGTTTTACGTTTATTAAGCACCTCACCTTGGCGCTGTCCAAGCTGCGTACCACTTCGCTGTGGGCTAATGACACGCCGTTCCTTCGGGCTGTGGCAAGCTACACGCCTGGCAACATCACAACGGGGGACTACTACAGCAACTTGCGTGTGACGCATGCAACCTTCTACAATTACGAGGAGGAGACGGACCAGAAAAACTATTATGATGCTGCCTTTGTCCTGGCACAGTTTGCTATCAGCCTGGGGGCGCGCATCTATCAGGCCAACGGCACATTTTGGTTTACGCCTGTAGGCAAACAGGTCGCAAGTGCTACGCTTTCCGCATTGGCATACGACAAGCAGGGCGACTATTTGAGTGCTTCAAACGTCAGCACGAACATCGACATCGGCGTCGGTATCAAAAAGCTACGCGGCTGGCAGTACGGGTACCAGCTGCCGCTGAAGAAAGTGCGGCGGCTATTTGAGCATAACAACGCAGGGCCGGCGTTCGTTGCCAGCTATGCACCAGCAGACCATGGCACGACGACCGTGGTGCTCAATGAATTCGACTATGCCAACGGCCAAGTATTCCGGCTGCTGCTGCATAACGTGTGGAATGAAGACAGTGACTACCCTGGGGAAAACAACTACCGATTTCAGCGGCGCATCAAGCTGCGCGTCAAATGCGGGAACCGCTATCTGCGCAACACGGTTACAAACACGGCAGCAACGGCATACCTGCCACCATTCGGAGAAGCTGTGCCGTACACCTACCCGTCGCCACAGACGGCTTCGTGGACTACTAACTCAACCGATAGATTTACAATTAGCGGCGCGCCGCAAAATGCTGCTACCGACAACATAGCTGACGCGCAATTCTTCCAGCTCGACCTTCCGCCGCTGCCTGCCGACCTTTCCGGCCTTGAGGTTACCGTGTATTTTGATGTGCTGGAACTTGACGCCGGGGTGAATACCGACCAAACCAACGCAGCTCAACCCACCACCTACGTCATCCTACAGTACAGCGGAGAAGCAGAGGACGCCGTGGCATATAGCGCGACCAGCTCAAATGCCAACACTGCCGTACTGGAGCAGGAGCGCGTCATCCTTGGGGACGCATTTGAAACCATTGCAATAGGACGTATTGAAGTAAAGACAGGCAGCACCACGTGGGACGATCCGACGACATGGACCAGCTCCGTCATCACCACAGGCACGCAGGATTTGCATGAGTTAGGAGTGCGCGAAATTCTCTTCGGGCAAAATACACCACGCCTTCGGCAGAGCGGCCAGGCATATCTGCCGGTGCAGCTAACGGTGCCACAGATGTACAGCACCTTCACGTATGACGGCCGCAGGTATGCGCCGTACACGCTGAACTACTACGCGAAGGAGCGACTGCAAGACCTTGAGCTTTACGAGTTGCACGCGGCGGATGGCGACATCACTGTCGCAGTAGATGAGCGCATCCGTAAAGGTCCAAGGTTTCAAAACCTCACCAGCGACGGTGGGGGCAAATCACTGCAGGCGCAAATCAGCAGCAACCTGCAGGGCGCATCATTGAGTGCTGATATATTAGATCTGTCTTTAGACCTGCAGGACGTCGACAGCCTGGTGACGAAACTGTACAATACGTTTCAACCGGTAGGGGACGACTTTGGCAGCACTAAGATTACCTACGAAGAAAGCAAGCTGGACGGCATGAACGTCGAGCTGACGCAAGGGCTGATTACGATGGCCTCCAGCTCCGGCAACACACTCATGGGGCTGCGCGAATCCTCGCCCGGCGCGTGGGACTTGTACCTGCAGGACGACGCTACACCCACGCCAAACAGCGTGCTGACCATGACGGCCACTGCCGCCGGAGGCATCGGGCTGGTTGGCATCAATACCGAGACACCCACTGCGCCGCTCGAGGTCACCGGCGGCGTCAAGATTACCGGCTCCATCACCATCACCGGGACCGTCGACGGCGTGGACGTCAGCGCCCTCAAGACCACTGTGGACGGGCTTTCCGTAGGGACCGGCGACACCTCCAACTTCTGGGCTTTCTATCTTGCAGATTAAATGGCTATCAACTACAAGCTCGTCACCGCCACCAGTGACGCCTCCTCGCCGGACACCGTCTTCACCGCTACGGCGGTGGCGACGCACGTCAAGTCCATCCGGATTGCAAACGAAAGCGGCGGAGCGCTGACGTACCACCTCGCCGTCTACGACCACAGCACATCCACGGAGGTGCTGCTCACCGTGCCCGCGACCAGCCTGCCGGACGATGACGTCGACTTGATGGTGGAACCCATCAACCTACAGAACAACGATTACATCAAGCTGTACAGCTCCGGCGCAGGGGTGAAGGTGGCGCTGACGCTGGCAGAGAACACGGACGTGGCCGGGGCAACCACCTCGGACGACCTTGCAGAAGGCACCACCAACCTGTACCTGACCAGCGCGGAGCGGACGAAGCTGTCCGGCATCGCTACGGGTGCGGAGGTCAATCAGAACGCATTCAGCAACATCGCCGTCAGCGGACAGACGACGGTCGCAGCTGATGCCAAGACAGACACTTTTACCCTCGTTGCAGGGACAGGAGTAACGCTTACCACTGATGCAGGCGCGGACAGCATCACAATCGCGGCATCGGGCTCGGCTTCCAACAGCTTCGAGACCTTGGCGGTGGCGGGGCAGACGAGCATCGTGGCCGACAGCAGCACCGACACGCTGACCATTGCAGCAGGTACGGGCATCACGCTAACCACGGACGCCAGCACCGACACGCTGACCATCACCAACAGCGCGACGGGTGCCAACGCCTTTGGCAACGTGGCGGTGAGTGGGCAGAGCACCGTCGCGGCAGACAGCACGAACGACACGCTGACGTTGGCCGCAGCCAACAGCAACGTCGTCCTGACCACCGACGCAAGCACTGACACGGTGACCGTTGGGCTCGGGACCGATTTGGTGGTGGGTTCTGTGACCGCTACCACCGGCAACTTGACGACTTTGGCCAACGTCTCATGCGTAGACGTTTCTTCCAGCGGCACAGCCAACCTGACCAACGCCGTCGTCAGCACCTCGCTAACTGTCACGAGCATTAGCTTCACCGGCGGCGGTACCACCACCATCGGACCGGATAACAGCCTGCCTACCGACCCGTCCGACTTACTCATCCGCTCCAACGGCAACGTCGACGTGGTGCTGGACTACGACGACAACGAAAGCGGGCAAGCGTTTCGCGTCAAGGACGGCGACAACAACATCATGTTCAGCGTGGACGAGGACGGTATCAGCGTGGCCAACGGCACGGCCTCGACCGGCGCGGTCATACGCCTGGGCGAAGCCACCGCTAACGGGACCAACTATGTAGGGATACAAGCGCCGACCACCTTGGCTGCAAACGTCACCTACACCCTGCCTACAGCAGACGGAACAAGCGGGCAGGTGCTGTCCACAAATGGATCGGGCACGCTATCCTGGGCAACCGACGCAAGCGGTGGAGGCGCCAGCTACAGCGCCGTCCGCACCCAGTCCGGCACCACCTACACCCTCGTGCTCGGAGATGCAGGCGACTACATCCAAACCACCAGCACGACGGCCGTCACGATTACGGTGCCTCCGCAGGCAGACGTGACATGGGCGGCAGACACGGAGATATATTTCGAGCAGAACAACACGGGGCAGATAACTATCGCAGCCGGTAGCGGCGTGACCATTAACAGCAGCGAGACACTGAAGACCGCGGCGCGTTACGCTGTAGTGGCTCTTAAACGGGTGGCGGAGAACGTGTGGACCCTTACCGGAGAACGTGAGCTGATATGATGCTACTAAAGGCAGTTAGTGCGGCAAAAACGCCAGGCATTGTGACGAGCAACCTGTCCCTGTATCTGTCCGCACACAATCCAAACAGCTACGGAGGAAGCGGCAGCACATGGACCGACCTGTCGACGAACGCTAACAATGCGACATTGTACAACACTCCTACCTACAGCACAGACAACGGAGGCGTCTTTGATTTAGACGGGGTAAACGATTATGCCGAAGATGCGAGCACCACGGGCACGCCGTTCGGGTTTGGGACTGGTGCTTTTACATGGGAGGTATGGGTAAAATACGACACCATTATCACCGGTCCATCAATTTTGGACCCGCGCCGTATTACGTCAGCATCAACGAGTGAATCCCTCACTGACTACATTACTGCCGGAGGAAATTTGAGATTTTACAGAAATACGTCTGACGTCTTTTCGAGCACGTCAAACCTATCGACCGGAAACTGGTATCACATTGTGTTAAGCAGAACGAGCACCGCAAGCAATCAAACGCGGCTATACATCAACAACTCGCTGGATAAAACCGCCACCTTGAGTGCATCTTTTACTGACAGAGGACGGTATTACGTAGGCCGTATCATTAACGTGCCCGGCGTTTATCTTGACGGCAAAGTTGCTCAAATCAGAATTTACAAAGGCAAAGGCCTGACCGCAGCAGAAGTAAAGCAGAACTACAACGCACACCGCCGACTCTATGGACTCTGAAAGATTCTACCGCGTAGTAAGCCGCGAGGTATTTGAGCGAATCCCGTTTGATGGACTTATGGGCACTGCCCAAACCCAGCGGGCGAGAAGAGATGGACAGTATTACATAGTAGAACGCGCCCCAAACTTTGACGTCAACGACCGCTGGATAAGCTATCAAGAGGCTCTCGACTTGATAGCTCAACCGGACTGGACTGACCCCAACCCATTCCCTCAACATGGCGAAGGCTAAAGCACAGGCACAGCCCGTCCGCATCGAGCGGCAGGTAAGCAGGCCCGGAGTACACGCCAAGACAAAGCAGGGCACCCATAAGCGCGGGAAGAACTGGCGCAAGCCGTACAAAGGACAGGGCAAGTAATTCTGTAGCACTATATTCGCCGCATGGATATCGAGGCACTGTACTCCCTATTTGCTGCACTGGGCGCCGTTGTAGGCGTCTACGTGAAGATGAGCAACGAGGTCGCACGACTCAAAGGACGAGTGATACAGCTGGAGCTGAACGACAGCGAGACACGCCGGCAGCTCAAGGAGATTGTCGAAAGCATCCACAAAATTGAGCTCACGCTCGCGCAGCTGGTAGCTCGCCTGGAGCGTTGAACTGGTTCACACACCGCATGAGATACTTTCACCTGTCCGAGTTCGACAGCCCCGATGCGCCCGGCAGCGGCGCGAAGATGGACAAGGAGTTCCTGGCTATGATTGACGAGGCCCGCCACCTCGCCGGGGTGCCCTTCAAGATAAACAGCGGGTACCGCACGCAGGCCCACCACAACAGCCTGGCGAAAAAAGGCTATAAGACGGCCAAGAACAGCGCACACCTGCGCGGCTTCGCAGCGGACATCCACTGCCCCGACAGCTCCAAACGCTACGCCATCATCCTCGGGCTGCTCGGTGCAGGCTTCAACCGCATCGGCGTGGCTAACACCTTTATCCATGTCGACAACGACCCCAGCCTCCCCGAAGAGGTCATCTGGACATACTAAGCTCGTGCAGCATGGGCCTACCACATGGTCCACCAGCTACCTGCGAAGCACCAACGAGCCAGCGCGATTCCTGCTCCTGTCCGACGTCCACTTCGACAGCGTCAAGTGCGACCGCGACAGGCTGAAGAAGCACCTCGACGAGGCCGTGGCGAAAGACGCCGCGGTCTTTTGTTTTGGGGACTGGTTCGACCTGATGCAGGGCATGTACGATCCACGGCGCAGCTACAGCGGACTGCGACCGGAATACAAGTCCATCACCTACCTCGACGACGTCATCAACGACAGCATCGAGTTTCTGAAGCCCTATGCCGACCGGTGGCTGTTCATGGGCCGCGGCAACCACGAGACCAACATCGAGAAGCGCCTGAGCACCTCACCCATCGACAGGCTGTGCCAGGGCATGGGCGGCATAGTTTCTCCAGGCAGTTACAGCGGGTGGATTAAGGTGCAGCTGACGCGCAACAGGAACACGAGCTTGATGCCGATGCTGATGCACTTTCATCACGGGTACGGAGGCAACGCACCACGCTCCAAGGGCGTCCTCAACGTCGACCTGGACCAGAAGGAATGGCCGGATGCCGACGTCATCGTGAGCGGACACACCCACCAGAAGTGGCACGTGCCTATGACCGTGGAGCGCATCGGGCAAAACATGAAGCTGCGAGAGGAGACGGTGCACCACGTCAAGCTGGGCAGCTACAAGATGCTGGACCGATTCGCCGGGTGGGAAGTGGAGAAAGGTTTCGCGCAGCCACGCCTGGGCGGGTGGTGGATGGATGCGTGCGTCCAGCGCATGTACAAGGGCGAAACAGAGCAAGTCAAGGTTGTTACTACCTTCACAGAAGCACACTAACCAATACCATACCATGTGGGATTTTTTCGCAGACAACTGGGCAGAGCTGGCGCTGGCCCTGATCGGATTAATGGGCACCATTTCGGCCCTCACCTCAACCACGAAGGACGACACGGTGGTGGACATCCTGAGGCGGATTCTGATGGCGGTGGTGGTGGGCAAGACGCCCACGCCGAAGCCGTGAACCCTGGCGTCCAGGCGCTGCTGAAGCTGGTCAGCCGGTTCGACTTCACGGAGGTCTTCAAGACCAAGGGCGACCTACGGCGGTGGTCGGCGAAGCGGACAGTGGGCGGCGTCATCGCGCTCACCGCATGCAGCGACATCATGGCCCATGGCATCACCTGGCAGGCCGTTGCACTTTGTGCGGTGGCTGTGACGCCTTTATGCCTATCTTTCGCGGAGTAGTACGCACACTACACATAGGCGATTCTGTTTGATTTGGTGAGCCCTGCCCCCAACGGGGGGTGGGGCTACTTATTTGCCCCTACCTGTAAAAAAGTTTGCAAAAAGTTTGCAGGGATGCGGAACTGGCTGTAACATTGCCGAGTCAAATCAAACAGACACACATCATGAACCTCTGCGACGTAACCGTCAGCGCGTGCCGCGGTGCAATGACACCACACGTGCACTCCGTCAACCTCGGCGAGTGGCTGGCCACCAACCACGAGCACCGGGCCAACAAGAAGGACAGCGCGGCCATCATGCCGCACGGCATGTTCCACACCCGCCGGGCTGCTGACTTCCAGTACAGCTCCGGCCTCGTGCAGGTCGACCTCGACGCCAAAGACAACCCCGGCATCAAGGACTGGCACGAGGTGGTTCACGCTTTGGGAACCCTCGACGCCGTGGCCTATGCCAACATCAGCATCAGCGGCGCGGGCTGCTTTGTCCTGGTGAACGTGCTCGGCCTTGTGGGGCACCCGTTCGTGGCTGTGGCCAACCGTGCTATCGAGTACATCACAGATCAGGGTTTCGTTGCCGACGAGAAGGTCAGCCGCAACCTCGCCAGCCTCCGCTTCATGCCATTCAGCCCCGACACCGCATACTGGAACCTTCAAAGCATCTCCCTGTGAAAGATTACATCGCCATGACCATCGCCGACTTGGATGTCGACGACGTGACTTTTGAGATTGAGTTTGAAGCGTGGACCGACACGAGCGGACCGGGATCGGATGAAAGCTACATCGAGGTCACAAAGGCCACCCTGTGGTGCGGCAAGTTGAACATCGACGTGACGGAGCTTATGCAGCACAGCAGCGACGTGTTGGCGGTGATTGATAGTTACCTCGACGAAACCAGCGGCGACTGATGGACTACCGAGCACTCGAGCAGGACTACATCAACCTGCGCAAGATGTACGCCATCGCCCACAGCTTTATCGTGGAGGTGGAGTCAGGCAGCATCGACTACCTCGTCGTGCAGAAGGCCAAGCAAGTGTTAAACGACCTAAAAGACATCGACTGATGCCACGCCATTACACACAGGAAGCCTATGAAGAGGCACTTCGCTACGAGCAGCGCTTTACCGAACTGGTGCAGGAGCTAAAGGAACGCATCGAAGCCAAACACCCCGGACGATTCAATTTCAACAAGTGATGGCACACAACCACTACACCACCAACGGCCCGCGCATCGCGTCTACGTCGATGCCGGAGCGGGCGCCTGAGAGCTTCAACGCCTGGCAGGAGGAGCTGCAATGGGAGCGCGACCTCGAGCGCATCCTGGAGGACTTCAAGTACCAGCTACGCGAGAAGCTGCGCACGGCGTACTACAACAACACGAGGTCACAATCTGTGACGTCAAGTGACCACCAGCGTATCCAACAGTCATGAGTGAGTTCAAATACGGCGAACGCGTGCAAGTTCAAAACGCCGGGGATTTACATTGGATAGAAGCTACGTTCGTGCATCATAATAGCGAATGGGGATTTTATTGGACAAAAGAGGACGGACAGAAGCCTCGTCACTGGGACCGCATCCGCAAGATTGACCCGGACAAGAAATGAGAACAGCACTACAGGTGCTTATCGACTACATCAGCGACGAGCTGGAGCGCAACCGCAAGCTGCTCGAGGAGTTCCCACACGTCGCCAACGTGCTCCTGCGTGCCGAAGAGCTGCTGCCGTACGAGCAGCAACAGTTGGCGGAAAATCCCATCACTAACACCCAAACCACACCCACAATGTCTGATATCGACTTCACAACCTGGAAGCACTGGAAAGAGTTGCCTACACAGGAAACCTGGTGCCTCATCGCTTACCGCTGGAAAGCCATAGGCGACCCTTCGCGCATCCGGTACCAGGTAGATCGCACCATCCAAGGTGAGGCGCGCTGGTGGGGCACTGACCCACTCCGCGGACCCTTCGAGATTCTCGGATGGAAACCTTTCGACCCCATCTCCGTAGACGAGGCAATCAACCTTGAAACCATCAAGCAATGACACCCGAAACAATCCAAGCCATGCGCGACCTCCGCGCAGAGTTAGAAGGCGTGAACAGCGCCATCAGCGCCCTCAACCCGCAGCTGTCCCTTGGCATCGGGATGGCACTCACCCTCATCGACCGACGCATCCATGGGACAGCCAGTTGAGGAATTCCGGAAGCTGGCAGCGGCGTACAACATGGCGCCGCACCACTTCCACAAGGACAAGCGTGGCTTCATCATCGTGACCCGGCAGGGCATCGACTACCTCCAGGCGCACCTCGGCATCGTGGTGACCTTTGAGACGGTGCTCGAGTGGTCAGACCCGGAGGCCGGCCGGTACGTCATCAAGGCCACCGGCACGATGGCACGCAAGGACGGAAGCCCGCACTTCATCTCCAGCTTCGGGGAGACGAGCAAGGCCAACAACACCAACCCCTACCCCGTCGCCATGTGCGAGAAGCGCGCGCTGTCGCGGGTGGTGCTCAAGCTGGTGGGCATGTACGAACTGGGCGCGGTAGGTGAGGACGAGCTATGATAAGCGAACTGCATGGCATATGGCTGTGGATCGCAGGCATCCTCGTCCTCGGTTATTTGTTAGTGAATAACATTGATTTGCGGTGGAGATTAGCAAAAGCAAACGCGCGCATCCGCAACCTCGAAAGCAAGCTGTGGACCAACGACGTCGAGGCCATCCTGGACGAAATACTGGGCGATCCCGATGAGCGAGCTTGACGATTTCTTCGACGAGGCAGAGCTGGACAGCACCACGCTAATCGAGGTGCGACGTGTTCGCCTTGAGTCACTTATGCAGTGCACCGTCCTGTGGGACGACGAGGCAACCCTCGACGCCATCATGTACGGGCCGATGGATGACCAGACCTACCACCACCTCAACCTGCGCCTCATCGCGCACCTCGACCGGCCCGATTCCCGCGGCCGATGGACACAGACCCAAATGGCACGTTTTATCAAATCCTTTACCCATGAAACTAACTATTAACGGCACCGTAAAGGCGGTGCAAGAGCCCAAGACCTACCCCTCCGGATTCACCATCTGCGACGTGCTCATCGAGAGCGGCAGCAACGTCTACCCCGTCACGTTCAAGAAGGACGACGTGGATGAAGCCCTGGCACTGGTGGCCGATCACCCCATCACCCTCGAGTGCTGGCTTAACAGCCGGGAGTGGCAGGGCCGCCACTACGTGGAGCTGAAGTACGCCGGCAGGCCGGAGGCTGCACCTGCTCCGGAGGCGGCCAAAAAGCCAGCCGCAGGACGCACCACCAACCGGATGGCACCACCCTCAGCACCAGCGCCCAATGACCTGCCTTTCTGACGAAAACTACATGATAGTGAGCAGCATGGAAGCCTTTCTGAACAAACACTACGGCAGCCTGACCATGGCGGCTGGCAAGCTCAAGGTCAGCCCGCAGACCATCACCAACTGGCTGAAGCGCAACCCGCGAGGGCTGCTGAAGCACATGCCGACCATGGTGCAACAGTGCAACGTCACCGAGACCCAAATTATGGGCGAGGTGCTGTATCACGAGGAGTACCTGCAGAGCATCGGACAACGGTGAACAACTACCTCCAGCTACCGACAGAGGCTGCCGCGCACCTGCGGCGGCTCTCTGCCGTGCAGCTGTATATCTGGGCCGACGCGTGGACCTTCCAGCAGAACGGGCAGCAGGCCTACCGCTCCAACGCGAAGCTGGCGCAGATGCTCGACATCTCACCGCGCAGCGTGTCACGGGCCATCCAAGGCCTGCACGATGCGGGCATGCTGTCCGTACGCATCCAGCAAGAAGGCGAGACCATCAAGCGGTACGTCACGGCGACCCTACCGACACGAACGTCAACCCCCGACACGAACGTCGTGGGGGTACCGACACCAACGTCGGGGGGGTACCGACACGAACGTCATGGGGGTACCGACACGAACGTCCACATAATAGATAAGAAGAATAAAGAAATTAATAGAGAAGTTAAAAGAGAAACGCGCACGCGCGAGGTGGTTTGGCCT